GCGCTTATTGGCTATATACTCCTCGTACTTTTGCGCCGATAAGGCATTGGCTACTGTTTGGTTATACTCGGTTTGTAACCAACGCCTATTGTATTCTATATTCAGTTTGTTAGCCTCTGCCTTGAACTCTTGCCACGAAAGCACCTTACCATTTTTAGTTAGAGAGGCTTCTATTTGCTGTTTAAAGCTCGTTTCTTTGAATGCAGAGAAGCGTGCAAGATTGTGCTTTAGTGAGGTTACCAGTTCGGTATTGGTTTCCTCAATAGTAGGGTTGTAGCCCTCTGCTAAGGCTTTATTTAGGTGCTTGTAGTAGTATTGCCATAGTTCTTTGCTTTGTGCCTCACTAATACCACGCTCTTCAAAAGCCTCACGTATGTACCCCTCTATGAGCCTACTCAAGTCGTTGTCTTCCTTACTGAGCTTTACAGGCTCGTGATCGGAGCAACAATGGGTGTGATAATATAGTTTGAGTAGGCTTAGTGCTGGGGGTTATCGTCTGGTTTAGGAGAAAGGGAAGAGATTGGCATACTTTCTATTTCCACCCCATAAGTACGCTCTATATAGTCTTTGGTAAGGATATAGCCACGCCCTAAGAGTACGCCGTCTATAGTGATTTGCTCATTTGGGTCTGTGGTTTTCTCTACTGCTATTTTGGCATTGTCGGGGATAGGGTAGCCAATGGCACGCATAGCAGGCAAAAGTTGTTTATTGAGGAAAGCCAACATCTTCTTTTCGTCAGCATAGACTACCTCCTCCAAAGTATTCTCGTGTACTGTGCCTTGTGCCTTGCTGCTTCCGTTTTCGGTAGTCATTGTTTGGTGAAGTACGAGTTTGGAGAGCTCTTTGTCTAAGGCTTCAATCTTGCGGTAGAACACTTGGAAAGCATCGGCTTTGCTGTTCTCTTTAATATCTACTTCAGTACCAATAGGAAAAACACCATACGAAGCTGAGCCCATTTCCTCTAACCACTGGGCAACTTCCTCTTTCACACTATCACTTTGCGAAGCAATTTTGGCAATACGTATAGGAATACCAAAGAGCTCCTCGAACTCGTCCCACGAACCCCACGAATGGCGCTTGAGGATTGCATAAGGAGCAGCCTTTTCGAGCAACCCCGAATGCTTGTAAAATTGTGCTACTAATACTACCTCTTGCACATCTCGTAGGTCTATGCCAGTGGTAGCATCGTAGTCTTTTAAAAGTACGTGCTTTTCGGGGATTACCAAGCCCCTATCAATAAGTTCTACGGCTTTGATTTCGCCTTTGGTTACCTCTTTAAGCCATATAGGAGAATGCCCGTGATAGATGCTTTGGTGAGCGAACTCGATAACATCTTCAAACCATTGTTTGTCCTTAATATACTCGGTTAGGGCATCGTCCTTAATCTCATCGACAGTGATAATGTAGTCCTTATTGGTAGTTCGTAGGGTACGGTTTTCGGTGATACCAGTAAGGTGTCCGTCGAGAAGTACATCCTGGTATACCTCCTCCAAAGGGTAAGTACGAGGGTAGTCCACACTATAGCGGGCATAACGTGCCGAGTGCCAATGGTTGAGTTCGGTACGCCATAGCCTGCGTTGGCGCTTAATGATGTCCACCATTAAATTAGTTACCTTCTGAATATTTTGAGCCGTATTTTTGCCCAAATGTACTTTCTTATTAAGTGCATTACCACTAAGGGTAACACTCTTTTCTATACGTTGTTTATGGGGTTGCTTTGCCATTATTGTAGTTGATTGAATAAACGGTCTATTTCCTTTTTGATATTGTTGAATAAGGTTTTGGAGTCGCCTATAAATTGTCGCTTAGGCATACCCTCTAACCCCTCATTATGTCTACGGGCGTATTCCTTATGGGTGTAGAAGGTAACTTGCATTTTCTCTACACGCGCCCTAAATGAATTGCGCAGCTTGTTGCCTCCTGAGTTGTATCCTGTAAGGATAGCACGCCCCTGATTGCGCTTGCCAAAGGGAGTAAGGGTACCCTTTTTGCCTACCCTATCCGAGCGATAACGGGTAAGGTCTCGCCCTCGTGTATCGGTAGTTTTGCGAGGTTGCCACTTCTGTAAGCCCTCATCATTAAACCCCTCGTCTTGGAAGTTCTTTTGAATAAACTTGAGTCCTTCTGTTTTAAGAACAATGGGGACATCATTAGCTACCAAGCGTGCGAGGGCTTCGAGCTTTCGGCGGAGTTCTGTAAAGTTGTTGTTAGGCATAGTCTGTTTGTTTTAACTGCCTGCGGTGGCTCACCGTTACCAGTGATTGCGGTAGGTTTTGCGCCCTCCGAGCTTCATAAAAGGGGTGGGTGTATCGGGAGTGCCGTCGCCATCGGTGTCTTTTAGGCGCTTAGGTAGGGCGACTTCTATTTCGCCTTTGGCTATTTTCTCAAGCCATAGCATAGCCTCGTCATAGCGGAGCTTCGCCACTTGGTTGAGGGTTTTACTTCGCCTTATATAGATTTCGTGGATAACAATATCCTTGAGGTACTTGAGCAGTATTTTGCTACGTTCGTTGCCCTCTTTGGCAAAAATAGCCTCCGTATTGTAATACTTATAGAGGTAGGAAGCCATTAGGTCTATGCTTTCGGCAATAATTTCGTTTACTATCTGCTCATCGCCTTGGGTGATAAGGTCTATTACCTCTTTAGTAGCTACGGTTTTGAGTTCGTCTTTCGTTAAATACATTTTAAATCATATTTAATTTGAGTTTCTTAGGTTCGTAAGGGTAGGGTGTTTGCCTATAAATGTGCGTGGTGAAGGTTATGCGATAGCTCATAATGCCGTCATCACTTAGGCGTAGTTCCTCCTCTCGCACCTGCTGTACGGGTTTGAACTGCTCGCCTTGTAGGAATTGTATCGTATCGGTGATTTTGTCCAATATATCCAACTCCATAAGTCCCTCTTCGGGGTCGGCAGTTCCTAAGTGTTGGTCTGTCCAGCCATCTTTACAATAGAAGTCGATATGAAACTCACACTCGCCCTCTTGCACGTGTTGGGTCATCGTCTCGTATGTGATAGGCATTACCTGAATGAGTGCAGCCGTCCATATTTCGGGGTAGCCGTTTTCGGGGTTATCAAACTGACCACGTTGCAGGTCGATGAGCTCAATGCCTTCAATAGTGGCAAGGGCTTTTTTTACTTTTACAAATAGTTCTTTTCTTGGAGTACTCATATAGTTCTACGTTTGTGTTTAGTAATAAGAGGTCGCCCGCTTTGTAAAGGGTTTTCGGTATAGCCAAAATACTGTTGGGCAAGGGTAATAGCACGCTCTAAGGTATCGGGGGCGTCATCGTTTGAAGCCGTTCCTTTTTCAAAGGAAAGTAGCTGTTTATTAAAAGCGTTATAGTCCTTTTCTGAACGTTTGGGAAGAGTCTCGTCCCAGTACAATATCTTGCGAAAGAGCGCATTGGTAATCCCTGCCGAGATACGGTTGTGCTTGTCGCCCTCTTGGTGCAGACCAATAGGGATATTAGGGCAAGCGTTGTCCTCGGCACTCTGCATAATAATAGGAGTATAGACGGCTTTCTGCGCCATAGTAGCATCAAAGAAGCCCATAGTGTTATAGCCTTTTTTAAGATACTTCTTTACCCACTGGGCGCGCACTTCCATAGCTGCATTAAGTTCACACCTTTGGCAAAATACCTCCAACACGTACAGCTTAATACCTTTGATGCCAATGAGTACCCCCGCTTTATAGTCGCCTGTAGCGGTGTAGGATAAGTCCCAATGGTCAAGCAAGCCGTCCCACGCCTCATTATCTGCTATGCGTACCAAGGCAATATCTTTCGCCTTAAAGAGCTTGCCCTCCTCAATAGGGTTATTAAAATCCTCCCGCTGTGAGGTATAGTAGTCATCGTTGAGCAGAATGCGGATAATATCCTCCTTAGTATCGCGTTCTTTCCACGAGGGTTCCCACTCTACATCTATATAGTTCTCGCGGGTGATATTCACCGTGGCAAGGTTCGTAACTGAGTCGTGTAAGTGCGGGCTATCTTTCCACTTGTCGTATAGATAGTCCAAGATGCCGTCTTTGACAATATAGTTGTTATTGATGATGAGCCTACCCCGTTTGCGGTGAAAGGCTTTCACCAAGTCGCCCGTTATTTTTTTGCCGTACTTCTCTATCATATCGGGGCGTTTGGCTCTATCCAAGTCTTCTATATCGTCTAAAATAGCCAAGTCTGGGCGATACATACCAAAACGCAACCCTCTGAAGGGTTGGTTAAGCCCCAAGGCTTTGAAGTGCTTGCCATCTGTAGTTTGAAAATCACCATCCGACCAATCACCATACGAGAGTTGCAGACCAAAGTCCTTGATAAACTTCTGGTTGTTCTCCAAGTGTGCTTGTAAGTCGGATAGTAGTATTTTAGCCAAGCCCTCGTTAGCCCCTATGAGAATAGGAAAGAAGGTGAGGTTGTTCTGCTTGAGGTGGCATATATTGCCTACATTGGATTGTATAGACTTGCCCGCTCCTCTGAACTTCTTTCTAAATTGGCGTATAAACGGGTCCTTGTACAAACGAATATAGTCGTCAATATGAAACTTAGGTGTTTTAGCATCGCCCAAGGGCAAACCACTATCTAAGCCAAAATAGTAATCGAAAAACTCACCATAGTTTTCAGGTTTTAAAAGTCGCTTGATACGTGCCTCCTGCTCATCGGCTGTTTCCTTCTGTATAGCCTCATAAGTAAGCTCTCGTATCATTTTCGACTTGGCAAAATAGCGTTCTTTAGCTTCCTTAAGTTGGGTTTTAGTTATCGCTTTACTCATCTTTATTCTGTAATAAATCTGTTATATACATATCAAAGTAAGGGCGTATAGTTTTGATAAGTTCCATATATGTCTCCCGTTTTTTGCCACTACTCTGTCCTGCCCTCTCTAATATGAAGTTAGTAAAACCATCAATGCTTTCCATAGTATAGACAGCAATCTTATCGTGGTCGGTAATGCGGTCAAAAGCGGCAACAACTTTAGTGATTTCATCTACTTTATAAGGTAAAGGCTCTCCACGTTCAATAGCCTGCGCACTTCTGAGTGTCAGTTTGCGAATGGTAGAGGGTTTAAGCGTTTGTAACTCTTTCTCATCATCCCATTTGCCCTCCTCTCTCCACTTGCCTAAAGTCTTTACACCTATACCTATCATTTCTGATATATTGGCAATGCTAAAACCCTTAGTAAAAAGTTCTTTACCTTGCGACCTCTTATAGTCTGCCTCTACAGCTGTCAATCGTGCCATATCTATTGTAGTAATTCATTTATCTTATTATTAATCTCATCAAACTTTGCCACGTTGTTAGGGGCAAAGTTGCCAACTCCTGCAGGGGTTTGTATGATAGCTGTTTTGAGCTCATTTAAAAGCTCGTTTAAAAGGCTTTTAAAATCTACTTCACCCCGTTGCAGGTGTACCCCCGCTTTGTCTATGGTAAGCTGAGTGTCTTCTATCCGTAGGCTCACGCTCTCAATCTCGCTATAAGCCACTACATAGTATCGGTTTTCGTCCTCCCCAATCGAAGCAATTAGTACGCTACTTCCTACCTTTGGGAAAAGGTAAAACCGCTCGGTGTTATCGTTAATCACCGAAGCGAGGCGCACGGTATATTGTAGCTCATCGTCTTTCACCACGCACGTACCTTGCGATTTGTCTACTGATACCACTTCTACAGCTATAGTAGGGGTTTTGCGTTTGCCTATCTTCCGAAGCCCCTCAGCTAATTCTCTATCTATACTCATAATCTTGCTCCTATGGTTACTTGTCGGCGTGCTCCATTGCGCCCAAAGGTAGTTTCTACTTTTTTAATGAAATAGCGCTCGTCTATCTCTTTCAGTTCTTTGTCTATGAGTTGTGCCTGCATACCTCGCGTGGCGTAGGGTACTAAGAAACTCGTTATAGAGCCGTCAAAGCCGTCATACTTTAGCTTTTCCATTTCCGCTCTTGCCATATCTCGTAGCTTAGCCTCATCGCTCACCACAGAGGTATGAAATGTTCTTAGCTCACCATCAGGATCACCATATTCTACAGTTTTCTTTTTGTTGTTCTTATCTATGTAGGTATATTGTATTTTTAGCCGACGTTCGTCCTTGGTACGATATTCCAAATCATTCGCTACAATATTGTAATTAAGGTCATAGCGTGCTGTTTGCCCTATATTGGTAAGCTCCGAAAGCCCTGCATATAGCTTGCCCTCATCATTAATAAAGATACTTAGCCTAAATTCCTCTTTGAGTTTATCCAACACCTGCGTACCATTGGCATTGCGAATAAGCCATTGGTCTAACTGCATTTGTGGTATATTATCAGCCAAGGCAATAGGAGTGTCTTTTACTACCTCCTGCAATACTTCTCTAAGAGTTGTTTTTTGCCACGATTTGTTGATGTTTTTTCGTCTAAGCAAATACATAGCGTCTTCACACTCTATGCTTACGGGAATGCTTGGCTTGACCTTCTTTACATATCCTTCAAACTCTACTCCGCTATATACCCCCTCATAAGCAAGGGTAACGCTAACCTTATCGCCTGCCTTGATTGCCTTTTCCGTATAGAGGGGCTCACCCCCTTTGTCCACTTTAAAATGGGTAGGCAGTTCAATCGTACAGGTGTCGGCTAATTCGTCTACCGATTTTGCGATTTTCACACTATGTATAGCCTTAAAAGTATAGTCGCCTATCTTTATAATTGATTGTAATATAAACATTAGTATAAGTTGTTAAGTTGAGTTCGTTTTTCATCTAATTCAGCATAGAAGTCCATATCTGACACGGCTTTGATGGTGTACTTCTGTATGCCCTCCTTGCCCTCCATAGCCTCGAAACTAATATCTTTTAAAACAATGTTACGAATATCAAAAAGGGTAAAGAGTTTATTGCCTACAACCTCCAGACTTTCGTTCTTTTCAAACAAGCGGTTAAGGCTTTGTACTTGTGCAGTAGGGTACAAGTCGGGGTTGTTGGTATCTAAACAAAGCCCCTTAATGGTAATTTGCCAGTCTTCAGTAGCGATATACTCTTTTACTTTACCTCTGCGGTGTTTGCCTACCGTTGCCGTCTCTACAATGGTTTTAGTGAGTGAAAAGCTCACCAAAGGTTCGTTTGGAAAAAGCGTTTGCACGCCTGCTTTGTCGGCAACCTTAAAGGTCATAAAGTATTGGCTACCATTGCTACGTGCTTCACTAATATTGGAGAGACTCGGTAGTACATATTTCTTTTTGTTATTAGCCCACCACGAGGGAAATGCTGGACCTACATAGTCCAAAAAAGCCCGCGCTGTGAGTTCTTTCAAATCAAATTCCATTATATACTTTGTTTTATCAGTGCAAAGGTCATATATATAAAGTAGGTAGCGAAATTAGCTCCCAACGCTTGGGCAAATTCAGTACAAGGTTTG